TTATTAGTTTTTAAAGCTTTTAATATTCGTTGGTAACCTCTAATTCTAACATGTTTATAATTTTGTGGATCAAAAAGATAAGGTTTTCCATCATAACCTTTAGCAAGTACTATAGCATGTCGTAAACCACGACCTTCAAATTGTAAAACTACGAATGCGGCCATATTATTAGGAATAGTTTTATAGATTTCAGCTAATGATGTAAGGGGGTGTTTTATAAACGCAAGGTTATAATTTGGGAAATATCTATTTAAAATTTCTAACATTTGTTTATCAGTTAACCCACCTTTATATTGTTGCTGCATTATTCGTGCGAATCCTCGGTTTATACCAAGAAAATTAAATGAACAAGGAACACAATCATTATCACAATCTGAAAGATGTAAAGATTCATAATTATCAATCCAATCTGGTGTTATGTAGATTCTCATTCCACCATTTAACACATTTAAATATTTTTTTATTATTTTTTTACCAAGATTACTATTAATATTAACTTTTCTACCAGTTTTTGGATTAACTATTTTGTTATACATTTATAATATTATAACATTTTAAATATTTAGTAAATTTCAAATATTTAGTATATTTATATTTTAATTAATAAATATTTAAAATACAATTTATTTCTAATTGTATTTTAAATGACACCATTGCCGTATTTTGAAGATATATCAAGTATATATGTAGATTATGTTTTAAACATTTTATATCCTGATATTAAAAATAATAAGTTTATAGTTTATTTATCAGCAACTATTCATGTTATAGGAGCACTTGCTATATCCTTTGGAGCTTTTTTACCACCAGATTATCAACCTTTAGTTTTATTATATTTAATATTAGTTGCATCATCATATTTTTTCTTTGACGGACATTGTTTCATGACATTATTTTCAAATAAATATAGTGGGATAAAAGAATCAGCTCTTAATATTAGAATGGCAACTGCTCAAAGAGTTTTAATTTTTAATATTGTATTATCTATGATTAGTATTTTTTATCCTAAATATTCAGGATTCAAAATAATTCAACGAATATTTAGTGATTAACTTCATTTATTTTAACTTCATTTATTTTAAGATTATTTTCTCTAATACGTTTTTTTTTTTTTGCAACAATATTCCAATCAAAAATATTATCATAATTAAAATTATTTTTTGTGAAAATATTTAAAAATAATTCTCTTAAATATTTATAATTAGGAGTTTGTTCAAATCGCAATAATCTACAGTATTTCATATATTCTAAAAACTCTATAGGTGTATCTTTACATAAATCATTTAAAGATGTATTTCTTTTAACGGTAAAAATATTTTTTGAACGTTTACTTTTAGTAGAACCTTTTAAACCCTGCCATGGTAGTCTTCCTTGTAAAAAAAATATTAACATATATCCAATTGATTCCAAATCGTCACGCCTGCTTTGTTCAATTCCTTTATGATTTCTTATACTTGAATATCTAAATGAGCCTATAAAATTTCTTCCTTTTTTATATTTTATATGTAATTCATTATTTATATATTTTTTTGATAAACCAAAATCAATAATATTTATTATATGTTTTTTTTTGGAAGTACCTATTAAAAAATTATCAGGCTTTATATCTCTATGAATAATTAAGTTATCATGAATAAAATTAATTCTATCTATTAACTGTAATGCTATCATACATACTGTTTTAAGAGAAAATTTACCATCACAAAATTCTAAAAGGTCGTCTAAAGATGGTCCCAAAAAATCCATTATTAATATTTTTTTATTTTCTAAACACCCATACCATTTAATATTTGGTATGCCTCTTGGTTTTTTTATTGATTTATACAATTTAACTTCATATTCAAGTCTTGAAGATTTATTATTATTTTCTATTTTAATAGCATAATTTTTTTTTGTATTTTGTTCAGTAGCTTTAAAAACTTCTCCAAATGAACCACTACCTATTTTTTTTTCAATTACTATATTTTTTTTTAGTAATAAACTTTTTAATTTTTCCATTTAAATAAAATACGAATTTAATTTTAACTATATACCTAATATATATAATTTTTAAGTAAGATATTAGTCCTATTAAACTTTAATATTTAGGTTATAATTTAATTAATAGATTGGTTAATAATTTGATTAATAGATTGGTTAATAATTTGATTAATATGTATATTAATAGTTTAATTAATAACCTGGTTAATACAGTTGTTAATAGCTTAGTTAATATGTATATTATTAATAAAAAATTTGATAAGTTTTTAAATTTAGATTTAATCAATTAGACAAATTTTATCTTATTCCAAATCAAAAACTACAAGCAATGATAAATTCAACTGATTTAACTGATATGAAGTACCAATATAGACCATATAATGCCACTATATCATCTATAGTATCATCCGAATTTTATCTAAAAAAATATTCAAATAGTCGAAAAAAATCAAAATCTGTATATTGCGATCCATTAAAATTACTTAAAATTAGATGGGGTTCATGTAGATATAGGAGGACAACCGAGTTACGATTTTTTTGTAATCATAAAACTAAAAAACCAATGAACATTGAAAAGGGTATAAATATTCATAATAAGGCATTTGGATTAACAACACATGATTTATTTAAATATCCAAATTGTTGTTCTCAAAATACTCACTTTTTTTCAACAACCAGATATAATGAAAAGAATTTATATTATGGAGTATATAAATATAATAGAAAATCTAAAATTGATATTAAAAATGTATTAAATGATGGTATATCATTTATAAATGATATTGAAATTTCATGTAAACAAAAAAAAATATTATTATTACATTATAGTAAAGAGCCTCTACATATTTGGGCAAAAAAAGGAGATTATAGTTATTTAGAAGAACTAAATAAAACTTATAAATTATTAGAAAAAATTACAAATATTTTAAAACCGGAAATCATAGAAAAAAATATTGATTATTGGTTAGATGTGAATTTATCTAAATTTGGCGATTTTCATATATTAATAGAAATAACTAATACGACCAAAATTAAAGAATATAGTGTAAGTTTTTATATATAAATAGTATCATAGTTTAATTTATAATATATAAAATAGTTGTTATTAGTTATTAAACTAATTATTAAGATAGTGTTATTTAAGATAATGGTTTTAAGATAGTGTTATTAATTTATTATTTTATTAATTATGAATATTAAACTTGTCAATAACCTGACTTGGAAATAAATCTAATTTATGATTATATAATTTTTTATAACATTTTGATATAGTAACTTCGGATGTTTTACAAGCTTTTGAAACTAATTTTTTAGTAGTATTTTGTTTGCATTCAGTACAAACAAGAAATATGGAACCAGCAGCTACGGAAGGTGCAGTATTATCTGATACTAAATTATCTAAACATGAAATAGCTTTTACAGCTACGAATTCAGCAATAAATTTAATATTTCGAGGTAATCTTAAATTAGAACAAAATCTATCTATATAATCAAGAGGATTTGCAGTTTTAATTTTAATTTTAATATTTTGTTTGCTTAGTCTCCATATTTCTTTAAATTTTTTGCATCCTCTAGTCATATCGTGTAATTTAATTCCAAATATACTTGCTATTTCTTTACTACTTCTTGGCACAGTATGTTTTTTACAAGCCATATATACACATGAAGCAATAATACCTTGTCTATTATTACCTCTTGAAATACTAGTTTCACTTATTATTTTATAAAAACCTTTTGCATCTTCAATTATAATTTTAGGTAATCCTCCTGCTTTACATTTAGTTGCAATTTTAGAAAATACTTTCCATTGACTACGCTCTTTATATGGCATTGCATTCCATGAATTATATTGGATCATTTTTTTAAAATTTAAATTATCATATTTTCTATATCCGATTAAAGAACCCAATGATGATTTTGGTAGTAATATATTAGTAGGCATACCAACTCGTTCTGGATTACTATTTTTATTATCAATTTCACCATAGAAACGGTATTCGGCATTTTCACTTAATCTTTTTTGTTGAAAAATTCCACATATATTACAATAATATATTCCAGAATCATACTCTAATGAATTTGTATTACAAAATTTACATAAATCTATTGCTATTAATTTTTGAGAAATATTTGATGAATCTTTTTTTTCATCATCTAATTTATTATTTTTTAAATCTTCATGTTCATCATCTAATTTATTATTTTCTAAATTACATTTTTTAACATTATCAAATAGATTCCATAAATTATCAATTTCTGTCATATTTAAATTTATGTTTTATATAATAATCTTTAAATAACATCAAATTTTTAAATATAAATATAAAGATAAAGATAGTTTATCTAAAAATATTTTACCTGAAAAATCTTTTACATTATCCGAAAAAAGATTCTACATCGTCGCATTTTTGTAAATGTTGTTCTTCATTAATTCGATTTTCAAGTGAAATAGTTTTACGTCTCTGATTAATAAATCCATTAATTCTATTTTTCTTTAAGTCGATGTAATATATTTCAGGTACTAGATTTTTATTAATTAAATAGTTATAAGGCATCATTATATAACCGGATGAACCAAATTCTTTACCATAACCAAATTTTAAAAAAAAACATTCACGATCGTCAGAATATCCAACTATTAATGCGGTAGTACCTCCTATTTTTTTATCAATTGATAAATCGGGTACCCATAATTTATCAATTACATTTAATAAATCAGTATATAAAACTATACCAATTAATAATGGCATTTCGTGTTTGAGCATTATCTTAATTAGTTCTATATCATTTACAATTCTATATATAGATAAAAATTTAAATGCTTCTGCTACTTGATAATTTTTTTGAGATGGTAAAACAACTAAATTATCTTTATTATATAAAAAATCTATTTCAGAACAAAATCCATATTTTTCTATAGATTTAAATACTGATTCAAAACTAATAATAGAATTAACATTTGGAAAATAATTACAATTATGATAAATAAATAATCTTGATGGTGGAAATGTGGGTAATCCATTTTTATTTAATTGATAATTTAACATTGAGCAAACGGATGCAATTGGATGAACCGGGATATCATGAATATTTAATATTGGAGGACAATTTACTCTTAAATCTATATATTTTTTTTCACTTGTATCAATATTATTTAATATTTTTGAAAAATTTTCATTGTTAATTTCAGTGTATTTAGTCATCGGATATGATAATACCCAATTATATTTTTTTGAAAAATAATCTAACGATTTTGTATGTACTGGCTGACTACTAGTTGTTCCCATAATAATAATAGTATATAGTAATGCTTTTAAATATTAATTATATAATTACAATCATTTTCATTTAATTCTAAACATTTAATTGATATAATTTTACAATTATCAATATCATATTTTACTTGTGAAGTTTTTTTTATTTTATCATTATCGACCAATTTAGATAATTCTTTATAAATATTATCTCTAATTTCTATTGAATATTTATTTAAATTACCAATAAACTCTTTTAATTTTATTTTTTTTTGATATCTATCTAATCTACCCCAATTTTTTTTATATTCAGTATCATTAATTAAGTTTTCCATATCTTGCATTTTGTTTATAACATCATAGTTAATATCTTTTCCATCTGGATATTTTTTCATATCTCGCCTATAATTTATACATTTTTGTCTCCACTGTATTTGATTTAACGCATAAGCATTTCCATTTGATATAACTTTTTTTTTTGGTTTTATAATCTCGGTAGTTGGATATTGTTGAATTAAAACTTTATTTAATTCAACAATTTTAGTTCTAGTTTTATCTATTTCTGAATAATAATTATACATTTAAATATATTTTATATTTTATATTTTTATATTTTTATATTTTTATATTATTTTATATCAGATTTTTTTATATGTTTTATATTAGATTTTAATTTAATTTAATTTAATTTTACATTAAAACATTTTTTAAAAAATTTTAAACAATTTCTAATAATAATAGTTAATGAACAACAATATTGTCTATTATTTATAAGATTTATATTATCATTATAATTGTTATCATAATTGTTATTATTGTTATCATTGTTATTATTATCATTGTTATTGTTAATATTTTCTGCATTTTTTAAACATTTATTAGTATCATGTACTTCTATAACTATTTCTATATTTTTTTTTATTTTAATACAATTTTCACATCGGAATGTGTATACTTTATTAATTTCCAAAAATTTACAATTTTTGATACTATTACATATTTCACATTTAATATTAGTTATGGGCATACTACTATATTTATAATATAAAAATTTAAAATTTTAAATTCTAACATAAAATATTAAATTCTAACATAAAATATTAAATTCTAACATAAAATATTAAATTCTAACATAAAATATTAAAATTTGATTATAATATATTTAAATTATTAATATAATAAAATGTCTCTTATTGAAGATATTATACAATTTTCAAAAGATTATATTAAAAATGTTGATTATCCATTTAATTCATTAGATGTAACAGAATATGTATGTGATATTTTATTATGTATTTATGATAAAAAATATAAACAATATATCTATGAAGAAATAGTAAATCAAATAATTTGTAATAATTTTCCATATTTAAATAAAAAACAATTTTGTTTTAAATTATCAGAAAAATCAAAAGAAAAATTAAAAGAAAGATTTAAAATATTAAAGCTTAAACCCCAGGAGGTTCAGCGAAGTGAAGAGTGGTATAAAAAAAGAATAAACACAATAGGTGCAAGTGAATTAGCATCAATACTAAATAAAAGTCCTTTTTGTTCAAGAAATAAATATTTTTTAAAAAAATTAGGTTATACAGATAACAAACCTATGCAACTAAATATTTATTGTATGCATGGTATAAAATATGAAGAAATAGCAACTATGTTATATTCTAAAAATAATAATGTAAAAGTTGAAGAATTTGGATCAATTAATGATGAACATCTAGAATACATTGCTGCTTCACCTGATGGTATTACAACATCGGGTACTATGTTAGAAATAAAGTGTCCATATTCAAGAGAAATTAAAGGAATACCTCCAATTTATTACTGGATGCAAATGCAACAACAATTAAAAGTATGTAAATTAAACAAATGTGATTTTTTAGAATGTAATATTAAAGAATATAATAGCTGGTCTGAATTTATAAATGATAATTACAAAGGAGATTATTCTAAAAATGATTTTAATTTAGAAAAAGGTGTTATCATTGAATATATAAATATAAATGAAGATGATCCATGGAATATTTATGGATACAAATATCCACCAAGTGTCGATATGAATATTCAACAAATTTATGATTGGGATAATTTAATTAAAGAAGAAATAAAAAAGGATACGGAAAAAAAGTATTCAAGAATAATTCCATGGAAACTCGAAAAATATTCATGTATAAGCGTTTTTAGAAATAAAGATTGGTGGGTAGAAAATTTTGAATTAATTAAAGAATTTTGGTCAGATGTGTTATTTTATAGAGAATTTGGTTATGAAAGTTTTATACCTAAAAAAAGAGAAAAGAAAAAAAAACCAAAAGTTGATGAAGAATATATGTTTATTTCAGATTCAGATTCATAATATATAAATTATTACCGATAGTATAATTTTAAGCAATCATATCAGCTTTAATAGCTGGATGATATTCGTATCCTAATAAACTAAAATCTTCAAATTGATAATTCTC